CGAATATTACAGTCGATAAGCAAGGGCAGACCTGCGCCGCCGGCGCTGGTTCGATTGCTTCCGGCGACTACCACGGATTTCTGAGAAACGGTGAATTCACGTCATGATCAAGCTTGGGCTCAACTTGCCCCCGATGTCGCAAGTGGTTGCAGAGAGACGCCGGCACGAACGCGAAGCGGAGCAGGCCGCTCTCACACAGCAGGCCGCGCTCGCGCGCCGCAAGGCTCAGTCTATGCAACGCACTTACCAAGCCGCGCGGGTCGACCGCCTGACCAATGACTGGACAACTATTCCGCGATCTTCGCGCTGGGAGATCTATCGCAGCCTTCGCATCATGCGAGCACGCGTGCGCGATCTGGCGCGGAACAACGATCACATCAAGAAATTCCTCTCGATGGTACGCACCAACGTCGTCGGGCCCTCTGGCATCAAGCTGCAGGTGAGAGCCAAAAATACGCGGGGTGAGATGGATAGCCTTCTTAACCGGCAGATCGAGGAAGCCTGGGCCACGTGGTCGCACGCCGAAAACGCGTCCGTCAACGGCAAGCTCTCGTGGAGAGATGCCCTGCGCAAATTCGTCTCGACACTAGCGCGCGACGGCGAGGCGCTGGTGCGCATGATCAGTGCCGACAATCCTTTTGGTTTTTCACTCAAATTTATTGACGTCAACTGGCTCGACGAGCATTACAACGAAACGCTGCCCGGCGGCAACCGCGTCATTATGTCCGTCGAAATCAACGACGACGATAAGCCGGTGGCGTACTGGCTAACTCCGCCCGTCGATGAGTATGCGCTCAGGTCTAGGCCTTCGATGCGCAGGCGCACGCGCGTCCCCGCCGAAGAGATGATTCATTGTTTTCTGATGGATGACGAGAACAGCGGAGACGATACGCAGACGCGCGGCGTGCCGTGGGCACATACGGCCATGATGAGGCTCCACATCCTCGGAGCTTACGAAGAGGCCGAACTGATCGCCGCCAGAATCGGCGCGAGCAAGATGGGCTTCTTCATTCCACCGGCAGCAGACCCGTTGACGGGAGTTCCCGGAGAAGCCACGGACGGCGATCACCCAATGATTGATGGCGTCTCGCCCGGTACATTTCAGGAGCTGGCGCCCGGTTATACGTTCGAGGCGTTCGATCCGCAACATCCGAACGCGAACGTGACGGGCTTCGTCAAGGCCATGCTGCGCGGCGTGTCCACAGGGCTCGACGTGAGCTACTGCTCGCTGGCGAATGATCTGGAGGGTGTCAACTTTTCCTCGATCAGAGCAGGACTTCTTGAAGAGCGAGACATCTGGCGTTCTTTGCAGGCATTCGTCATCGAACACTTCTGCCGCCGCGTCTATATCGCCTGGCTTAAATCGTCCATGCTCACGGGAGTCCTTAACCTGCGGCCCCGCGACCTGCAGAGAGTCTCGGAGCCGGTCTGGAGGCCGAGGGGATGGGCGTGGGTGGATCCGAAGAAGGATATGGAAGCCAATGTCGGGGCGCTCGACAACGCTCTGGCCACTCACACCGACATTCTCGCCGAGCAGGGTGAAGATTTCGAGGAGAAGCTCATCCTGATGAAAGAAGAGCAGGATCTGGCCGACAAATACGGCGTCAAGCTGCGGCATGAGAAGACCCCGGCAGCACCCTCAGCGCTCGATCCTGAAGACGAGCAGAACTCCTGAAATCCTCTTATTCGGAAAAACCTTTTCGCGCTCTGCCATATTCATCTCCGGCACGAAAGAGATCGCTCTTTCAAAGCCGGAAGCGAATATGACAGACAAAGCGAACAAAGATCCGCAGAGCATTATCGGCACGCGCCAGCGCACAACGCTCTCACTCAATCGCGCAGAGATGACGATTGACGAGGAGAAGCGCACCGCCGAGATGTCCTTCGCTTCGGACCTTCCGATCGAGCACTGGTTCGGCAAACTCATCCTCGACATGTCCAGTAAGGCAGTGGTGCTCGACCGGTTCAAAGCCGGCGCGCCCCTGCTCGTCTGCCACGATCGCAGGATGCAGGCCGGGGTCATCGAGCAGCCAAAGGTGGCTGACGGGAAACTGCGCGGCACGTCTCGTTTTTCCCGCAGCACATTCGGCTCCGAGATTTTTCAGGACGTCGTGGACGGCATCCGCACGACGACATCGCTCGGCTTCATCGTTCACGAAATGGTGCTCGAAGAGTCGAAAGACGGCGAGGACATCTATCGAGCGACGAAGTGGGAGCCCTTCGAAGGCTCGCTTGAGCCGATTGCCGCAGACATCTCCGTTGGCGTTGGCCGCGCGCTGGATGAGACGAGCGAAGAAGAACAACCGCAGCAAATTTCAAGCGCCGTCGAGCGCGCCACCAATAACACACCTATCGAAGTGAGGACAGCAATGGAGCCCAAAGAGAATTCGAACATAAGCGAGCCGACGGCGATCGAGCGCGCGCAGGAACTGATCGACTACGGCACGATCTTCGGTGAAGAAGATCTGGCTCGCGACCTGGCAGCCGAAGGCAAGGACTTAACGGCGCTCAGAACGGCCATCGCCGCCAAGCGCAAACAAGCTCAGACGACGACGCCCAAAGAGGATCCGGCTGTGGTTGCTACGCGCAACGGCGGCAGTCAGCCAGCACGCGTGATCACGCGCTACGGCACGCTTCGCAATTTCAAAGGCGAGGGCGCTGAGGAGCGGGCCTACCGCTTCGCCCAGTGGTTTCTGGGAGGCCCTCTGGGCATGTCCCGATCCGCCGAGTACTGCCGCGCACACGGCATCACGCTCGTACGCGGGCAGGTCGAAAGCGTCAACGAGAAGGGCGGCTTCCTGGTTCCCGAAGAGTTCGGCAACGACCTCATCGATCTCAGGGAGACTTACGGTGTTTTCCGCCGCAACGCGAAGATCGTCCCGATGGCTGGCGATGTTCGCTCCGACCCGCGCCGCACCGGCGGCCTGACCGCTTACTTCGTCGACGAAGGCGATGAGGGTACGGAGTCGGAGAAGGGCTGGGATCGCGTCGGACTGCGTGCGAAGAAGCTGATGGTACTGGCGCGCATGTCGAGCGAGATCACTGAGGACGCCGCGATCAACATGGGCGACGACCTGGCCGGAGAGATCGGCTATGCCTTCGCACAGAAAGAAGACCAGTGCGGCTTCAACGGCGACGGCACTTCCGCCTATGGCGGGATCGTCGGCGTGCGCTCGAAGCTCAAAGGACTCTCTGGCACCATCGGTAATATCGCCGGGCTGCACGTCGGCGCAGGCAACGCCTACTCGGAACTCCTTCTTGAAGACTTCGAAGCGGTCGTCGGGTTGCTTCCCGAGTACGCCGACACTCCGATGGCGAAGTGGTTCGTGCACCGCTCCTTCTACTACAACGTGATGGTCAAAGTGATGCTCGCCTCGGGCGGTGTCACGGCGGCTGAGATCGAGAGCTCGCGCACCAAAAGGTTCATGGGCTACGACGTCGAGTTTTCGCAGGCGATGCCGAAGTCGGCAGCCAACAGCCAGGTCTGCGCCCTGCTGGGCGATCTGGCCAAGGCCGCGAGCCTGGGCTCACGCCGCGACACGACGATCGCGCTCTCGGAGCACTCGCGTTTCCGCTCTGACGAGATCGAGATCAAGGGCACGGAGCGCGTAGACATCAACGTCCACTCGGTCGGCAACGCGGCGGCGAGCGCTGACGATCGTGAGGCGGGCCCCGTGGTCGGGCTGATCACTGCGGCGAGCTAATTTTCAGCGGAGGGGACGGCGGGCAGGCAAGTGATCGAGAGGGGCCGGGCCCGCCCCTTTTCCACAAAAGTTTTTGACGATTCAGACGAGGATAGAAATCATGAACGGAACACAGGCAATCAAGCGCGTCCAGGTGATCGAGCCGGCTGCCATAGTTGACAACGCCTCCATCACTACGACGGAGATCGACACGCTCGGCTTCGAAGAGTGCGACGTGCACGTGAGAGTCGGCGCGACCGACATCGGCCTGACGGCGCTCAAGATTCAGGAGTCGGATACTTCGGGCTCCGGTTATACCGACATCGACGGCCTCGACTACTCGACCGACGGCATACTGCCGGGCGCATCCGACGACAACAAGACTTATTCGTTCCACATCAGGCTCGGAAACGGCAGAAAGCGCTACCTCAAACTGGTGGCCACCGGCGGCGACGGCACTGCCGGAAGCTTTGTGGTGGCGGAAGCGTGGCTCTCTAACGCTAAGGAACTGCCGAACTCGGCAACTGAGCGCGGACTCGCGGCGGAGCTTTACGCTTAATCAGGCTTCCGGGCCGGAAAAAGTGGAAACCTCGACAGCGGAAGGGGAGAGCCGCTGAGGTTTTCTGCGGAGGGTCTCCGGCCCGGATCACTTTCAGGGGAAGGGCGCTTTCAAATGGCATTCGCGGAAGACCTGACCCAGTTCTTTGATACAGAAGAGTTCGCCGTCGTCGCTGCTTTGAAGCAGTCGAACGGCACAGTGATCCGCAATGCGAACGTGATCTTCAACGACCCGAATCAGGACGCTCAAATGTTCGCTGAAACGGTCGAGGCAGACGCACCCTTCATCATCGCTCGGAGCGTTGACGTTTCGGATATGAAGGACGGCTACAAGGTCACGATCGGGGCGACCACTTACCGCGTGATCGGTACGCCGCACCAGGACGGCACTGGCATCTCCACAGTGAAGCTGAAGCCATGAGCAGACGACAGCAAATCATCGATGCGATGAAGACGCGCTTTTCGGCGATCACGACCGCCGGTGGCTACGCGACGAACATAGGCAATCAGGTCCACGAGTGGAGGACGACGGAAATCCCGGCGGACGGACTGCCTGCACAGAGTCTTCGTGATCCGGTCGACGAGGTCACGCTGCCCGATAAGGACAGCCTGATGCACCGGCATCACCTGAACGTCATTCTCGATCTCGTCATCCAGGAGTCGGCAGAGCAGGCCACGGAGGCGCGCAAAGCCCTGGCAGACGTGGTCAAGGCAATCGGAGTAGATCCGACCTGGGGAGGGCTGGCGGCGCGCACATTGCCGCGCCGTGAGCAGATCATGACGGACGCGCAAGGCAACTGGCTCGGCGGGGCGCGAATGGAATTCGTCGTCGAGTACGACACCATGGGGTGGGCCAACTAACAAATTTAGCAGAGAGGTTTAGACAATGTTTCAGGACAATCTTTTTAGCGGTCGCGGCAAAATCATGATGGCGCTGCGGGACTCGAACGGCAATCCGGGGGCCTTCTACTACGTGGGGGAGACGCCGAAACTGGACGTCAACATGGAAGTGGAGAAGGAAGAGGTGCAGGAAAGCTCCTCCGGCAATGATCTCACTATGTTGACCCGGCGGAAGGCGAAGAAAGGCAAAATGTCGATCTCGCTGCGCGACATCCAGCAAGCGAATCTTCGACTCCTGCTCTCCGGTGAGAACGCTAACCAGGCGTCGGGCAGCTACTCGGGCAGCAACTACGACACCTTTCCGACCGGGCTCGTCGTTGGTGACTACGTTCGCTTGCAGAAAAAGAACGTCTCCTCGTTCGTGCTGAAAGACTCCGCCGGTTCGGCTGCGACACTTGTGCTCGATACCGACTACGAGATCGTGGACGCGGATCGCGGGCTCATCAAGATTCTCTCGCTCGGCTCCTACACGCAGCCATTCAAAGCGCAGTACAGCTACGCCCTGACCAAGGCCGTGACGATGCTGACGGGAACCAACCCTGAGTATTTCGTGTGGCTCCAGGGGCTCAACACCACGCGCAGTCCATTCGCAAAGGGCGATGGAGAGTTCTATCGCGTCACCTTCGACCCGGCGAAATCCCTCGCTCTGATCACGACCGAAGTCAGTTCGTTCGAGATCGAAGGCGATGTGCTGCGCGACTCGACGCGGGTGGACAACACGGCCTTCGGCGGATTCGGACGCTGGGTCTACGTGGACGATCCGCTCTAAGAAGCGGTGTCTGACTAACTCTCTCTTTGAAAGGTTGACGAAGCAGTGCAGAAAGAAAAACCAGGCGCGAAGCTCGCGCGAGCAATCGGTACGTATCGCGAGGAGATCGTCATCGACGACAAGACGATCTCCCTCTCTCCTCTTGTGCTGCGGCAGTTCGCCGACGTGCTCGACTGTATTGACGAGCTGCGTGAGCGCGGCGTCGTGGAAGTGAAAGATCTGACTGGCAAGATTCTTCAGAATGTTGATCCGATCAAGATCATGCTCCGCGGCGGCGCTCCGGCGCTGCGGATGCTTCAGATCGCCACGGCCCTGCCCAGCGAGACGATCAACAAGCTCAACCTCGTTGATGCTGCCAACCTGTTCGGCGCGGTCTTCAAGGTGAATCTGGATTTTTTCGTGGAGAACCAGGGGGCGATGACGGAGGCATTCAGTCCCCTCTGGACGACCATCGAGGAGCTGTTCCCGCAGGTTGGGCAGCTACTGTCGAACAACTCATCGCCAACGGCCACTCCCTCGACGCCGTCCGTGAGTACAGCCTCGCCCAGCTAAAGGCTTTTTCAGAGGCGGCTGCGGACAGAGAACGCCAGCGCCTCCTGCTACAGCTCGAAATTACGAGGCTCGGCATGTGGGGCGAGGCGAAGGCGGTTGAAGAGTTCGCCAGGACACTTCTCACGTAAGGGGCCCGATGTCAGAGCTCGATCAGGAAATAAAAGTCAAAATCGCCGCACTCGTCAAGGGCCTCGACGACGTGCGCGCGTTATCCCGCGCCATCCAGACCCTGCGCACCACCAATGCGCAGGGCATCTCACTCGATAAATCCTTTTCCAAACAGCACACGAGCGAAGTCCGACAGCTCGCAGGGGAGATTCGTAATCTCTCCGCCGCGGTCGAGAAGGTCGAGCCGAGCAAGCTCCAAAAATTAGGCACGTTCTTGGGCGTCGTTGTCAAAGGTCTGGAGGCTATCAAGCTCGCCAAGGATATAGGACTCACCTTCGACAAGATCAGCTCTGCCGCGTCGGGGCTGGTTCAGAAAGTAGGAGGAGTGCGTGGCGCGATCTCTGCTGTCGTGGAGAAGGGGACAGAACTGGCCACGCAGGTCGGCGCAGCCGTCAAAGGCGGTTTCAGTGCGCTCGGCGACGTGCTGGGCGATGTGGGCGGCAAGATCACAGGGCTGATCCCCGGTCTCGGCGGAGCAGGCGCGGCGCTCGGCACCACGGGGCTGGCCGTTACAGGGCTCACCGCGGGCGTTGTCGCACTGGGGGCCGCCGTCTTCGCTCTCGTCGCCGGATTAGGACTTCTGGCCACTGTCGGCGTGGCGGCGCTGACTGTGGCGCTTCTGCCGCTCCTCAGATTCGGCGTCGATTACAACTCAAATCTGGAGCAGACGAAGCTGGGCATCGCGAGTTTGATCGCGAGCCTGGCGGAGCTACGTGGAGCCAGCGGCATCAAGATCGAGGGCGCGGACAAGCTCACCGCAGCGCTCCAGCTTGCCGGTGATCAGTTGGAGAAACTGAAGGTCGATGCCATCGAAACGACGGCGACCTTCGAAGAGATCGCTCCGGCGTTTCAATCCGCCATCGGCCCCGGCCTCTCCGCCGGGCTCTCGCTCGATCAGGTTCGCGAGATCGTCATCCAGATCACGCAGGCCGCCGGTGCGATGGGCGTGCCCTTCAACCAGCTCAACCAGGAAGTGCGCGCTATCCTCGAAGGCAACATTGATAACAACGCGCGGATCGCCAAAGCGCTGGGCATCAGCGAGAAGATGGTCAAGCAGTGGAAGCAGCAGGGCACGCTCGCCGAGGAACTTGGTAAAAGACTGGAGCAGTTCAAAAAAGCGGGCGACCAGGCGGCGCTCTCCTTCAGCGGGCTCACTTCAAATCTCCAGGAAGCCTTCAACGTCTTCGCCGGTCAAGCCACGGAGCGCGCCTTCAACGCGCTCAAAGAGAGATTTAAGAACCTCCTGCCGCAGCTGTTCGACTTTAAGAACGCCAGGCTCGACCGCTCCTTCACCGCTCTCTCCGACTTAATCGACGGTCTCTTTGTGCGCGCCATCGGGGTCGCGGGTGATTTTATTCAGTTCGTCATCAATGGCGTGAAATCGATCTCGCGCTTCATCGATGAGAACCGTACACAGATCAACCAGATTCTGGACCTGATGGCAGAGACGGGCTCGCACCTGGTGCAGATCGCGGCCACCCTGGTGCGCGTGACAGCCGGGTTCCTGGCCTCGAAAGCGGCGATGGAGTTGATTCGCGTCGGCGTGATCCTGATCAACTTTACTCTGCTGCAGCTGGAGGTTCTGACCAAATCCATCGCTTTCAGCTTTCAGGCGATGTCGACGATTGTCGGCGGATCGTTTCTCGCAAGTTTACGCGGAGCGCTCCTCGTCGCTCAGGGGATCGCCGGCGCTCTCGGCTTCGCGTCTGCCAAGGCGGAGGGGATCAAGAGCACCGGTGAAGGCAAACAAAAGAGTCTGGGCGGGCTCACTCCGGCCATCACGGCCTCGGGCGTTCCGACAGCGCCTGCAGGCGGCAAAGGCTCAAAATCCGATAAGGCCAACCAGGAGCGCATTCGTCAACTGGAGCTACTCGCGCGCGAGGCCGAGCGGATCTACAGGAATGAGACGGAGAAAGCGGAGAATGAATATAACAAAAGGTTGATTTCGCTACGAGATTTTGTAGTGAAAGAAAAGGCGGCAGAGCAGAAGCGTTTTGAAGCCAAACGAGACGCCATCAATGCCCAAAAGCGTCTGGTCGATGCGGGCAAGCAGGCGGAATTAGACCAGCAGCTGGTTGAGTTGCAGGACGAAAAAGATCGCGCAATAAGACGCATTGAACAGGACGCTAAGAACAAAGAATTAGAGGCTACGCGGGAGCGCGAGCGAAGGCTCCTTGAGATATACGACACGGTTGGACGCCAGCGGATTGAGCGCATACAAGACTTGGCGGACCAGAGAGTGTTGAGCACGAAAACTGCCGAATCTCTGATCGGCGATATTGAGCTGGCGGCTTTAGATCGGAAGAAGCTGCTCCTGCGACAGGAGCTTGAGCGCGCAGGACAAAACCTCGAGGAACAGAAAAAGATCAACGGCGAGCTGGGGCTGTTAGAAGTAGAGCGGGGCGCAAAGGTTGAAGAGGTAGAGCGACGCATCGCTACCGCGCGTCGGCGCGAACTGGAAGAGCGGCGCGCTTTCGTCGAGCACCTGCGGGAACTCGAGGACCAGAACACGAGGGATGCACTCGAAGTCGGGCAGGCGCGCATCGATGACATGGAGCGCCTCGGCGAGAGCCGCGACCGCATCATGCGCGCGCAGATCGAGCACGACGTTGCGGATGAGATCCTTCGGCACAAGAATGCGCTCGAAGCCATCGCGCGTGAATTCGATGAGGGCATCAAGCGTGCCGAGGGTCTCGAAGAGCTCAATCGCCTGTATGACGCGATCCAGGTCAAGCGCCAGATCGCACAGCAGCGCCACGAAGACGAATTGACGCGCATCCAGGCGCGGGCCGAAGAAGAGCGCCGCCGGCGCATCATCGACAACCTGAAGCAGGTCGCGAGCCAGCTCACGCAGATATTTCAATCGGCAGTCCAGCGTGGCCTCGACGAGGGCTTCAAAGGATTCTTCAAAGAGATCGTGCGCGGCTTCGCCGACATGCTCAAGCAGATGGCGCTCATGCTCATCGAGAGCGAGCTGCTCAAACTCCTGGCCAAGGTCTTCGGCGTCCAACTCCCCGGGCAACAGCAACAGCAGGGCGGAGGGCTCGGCGGAGTCCTGGGCGGCATTCTGGGCACTATTTTCAAAGGCATCTTCGGCGGCGGCAGTAAGCAGTCAGGCCCACTGGATACTACTGGTGTCCCACTCGGAAACGAAAAAGGCATCGGCTCAGAGGATAGCAGCAAAGCGTTTGAAGTTGTGGGCTCGTTCATCGCAAATCATATTGACTTCGGCGCTGGCAAGACGGTGCATTCAATAGACGATGGCGCAAATCAAACAAGCACAGGATTAGACCGGGTTGTTGAAGGTACGAGAAACATTATCGCTGCCATATACAACACAGCGCCGCCGGAAGTCTCTTTAATTGGGAAATTGTTGACGGCAGGTCTTCAAGCTTTTGGTCAGTCTCTGGGCTCTAAAGGAAGCGGAGCGAAAAGCGGCGGCGAAGAGGCAAGACAACCGCCCACTCTCAAAACCAGAAGAGCTTCAGGCGGATTAGTTGACGGTCCCGGAACGGAGACCTCGGATTCGATTCCCGCGTGGCTCTCGAAACGAGAGTTCGTCGTCAAGGCTCGTTCCGTGCGCAGTGTGGGGGTCGGCGTCCTCCGCTATATCAACTCGTTTGGGCGGCTGCCTCAATCCAGGTTCGCTTCGGGCGGCCTGGTCGGTGCAACTCTGCCCGAACCTCAGGCTGTGAATGGAGCGGGCCAGGTCATTCAATTTACACAGAAGAATACTTTTGTCACTCCCGACGCGAAGAGCTTCAAGGAAGCGCGTGGCGTGCATGAAAGAGAGCTGGCGCGCGCCACTCGCCGCGGGTTCGCGCGCTTTTCACCACAAACGACATAAGGCTTATGACATTCGACGCCATCAGGTATCCACTATCGGTGCAAAGCGGGACTTCCACAGTGTCGTTCAACACGACCATTATCGAGGAAGGCAACGGGTCCGAGGTACGCATCGCCAACTGGGATGAAGGACGGGTGGAGGTCAACGCCGCGCACGGCATCCGCTCTTTGAAGGATTTGAGGGAATTGTACTCATTTCATAGACGGCGCAAAGGCCGCGCCAGGTCTTTTCTCATTCGTGACCTGGTCGATTACGAAGTCGGGCAGGACGAGCCGCAGGAGGGCGTCTTTGGAACGGGCGACGGCACGACCAAGATATTCCAGCTCCGTAAGAACTACGTCGATGCCTACAACACCGACCAAAGAGTGATCACCAAGCCGGAGCAGGGAACTGTCAGCATCTTCGTCGACGGGTTGGAGAAGACAGAGGGTCTCCACTACACGATCAATTACCTCACGGGAAAAATAACCTTTGTGACTGCCCCGGCACTCAATGCCGTCCTCGAATGGACGGGCCGTTTCTTCGTTGCCGTGCGCTTTACCGAAGACAAGCTTCCCGTAGACGAGTTCATGCTGCTGATGGTCAAGGATCCAGATACTGGCGAGTACGTCGTCGATCGCGGCGGCGGACCCATACCTGACATTCTTTTGATTGAGGACAGGGAC